TTTTGAATTGCATTTCCAGACTTGAAATTCTTTTTATCTCTTGGGTCTCTTGTGCCACCAATTGCTTCAACACCATACGGAGGATCGGTGACCATTAAAACTGCCTTCTTGCCATCCATCAGTCTTGCCACTTGTTGTTCATCTGTAGAATCACCACACAGAATCCGATGCCTGCCGACAATCCACAGTTGTCCAACTTCTGTCTGCCACTTTTCACGCAGTTCATCTGCACGTGATATTTCTGCTTCTGGCACATCATCCACAGTCTTGGTTGGCACTGCATCATTGCTCAAATCAGAAATCAAATCTTGCAAATCCTGATCTGTGAATCCAGTGCCTTCCAATCCAATGGTGTTTGACAAATCTGCCAGCAGTTCAGCAAGTGATGTGTTGTCATAGGTTGCCAGATCAGATGCACGATTGTCTGCCACAAGAATCTTCAGTGCCTGTTTATCATTGCAGTCAACCCAAATGGTTGGTATAGATTCCAGTCCTGCTTCACGTGATGCCATGAACGTGTGGTTGCCACGCAGGATGTGTCCAGTTGATTTCTGTGCCACCACGCATCCGTAAAATCCATTGGCATTGATGCTGTCCACAATCATCTGGACATTGCCTTTACGTGCATTCTTTGGGTGAGTTTTCAAATCATGAATGCTCACATTTTCCAATGAATCATTGATGATTTTTGGTTGTGCTTTTGCCATTATTTCCCTTTGGTAAGTTTAGCACGTGTGGACAGTTCATGATGCTTGGCACTGCCTTCACGTACCCACTGTCCACACACCATCTTATATCCACGTTCACGCATCGTGGTTGCCTGCTTCCGCAATTTGATCCTGCGTGATTCTTTGCGTGTCATTTGTCCAAACGAAATTCACAGACAAAATAGTTGGCAACAGTGTTTTGGTTTTCCAGTCTTAAAAGTGCCTTGCCTGTTTCTGCCCATTCAATCAATTGTTTGCCAGTCTCTTCACTCACCTGAATGACAGCAATTGCCATGTTTGGCATGACAGGAAATGGGTGCCGGAAACCAATTCTGAAATTTTTCTTCACAGTTGTTCCACACCCAATCCTGCCAGTGCACCAGTCACAGCACCTGCCACCCAATTCTTCAGTGCCAGTGCCCAATTGAACTTCAGATCAGGTGTGGATTTCCACTTGCCAAAGTCCACCACGACAGCAGACAGAAATCCACCCAATGCACCAACAACAATTTTCTTCACCAATGCGTCCATGATTTTCACATTATAACACGACAGACAGTGCGTGTTGATTTCTTTCCTTTTGTCCACATTTCCTGCTGTTTCAATTCCAGAATGATGCCACCTTGCATTTGTGGTGCCAGATTCCATGCTTCTGCATAAGATGGTGCAGTGCCAGTGTCTGCATCACCATACGTTTCCAAATAACTGCCAGTCATCATCTGCACCACTGGAAACATCTTGGTTTTGTTGGTGTTGCTGTCATACCTTGCCTTGATGTCTGTGGACACCCACCTGTTGTGTTTGTGCCCAATCCAAATGCAGTCAATGTTGGACAACCAGATCATCATGCGTTGCGTGTCCAACAAACCTTTGGTCATGGGTGCACTGCCACCTGCACCATGATGCCTGTAAATTGTGTACGCAGTCCGCAAACCTTGTTTGTTCAGCATCAGGTGCCAGAAACCACACCAACCACCATGTCTGATGTTGACACCCGGCAATTGGTTCAATCTGTCAATCAGAATGCTGGTGATGCAGATGTGGTGACGTTTCTTCACATGGTCTTCATGGTTGCCAATGCCGATCCAATCAATGTGGGTGGCAAATGGTGCAAAGGTGTCATAAGCCAATTTGATGGCATTGTCCAGTGGTGTGCCTTGCATTTGGTGCAGTCGTGGATCAACTGCCAGTGGGTTGTATCTCTTGATGTCTGAATGCAAGATGGCATCAAAGATGTCACCATTGATTCCAATCCTGCAATCCATGTCCACCATGCGTTGCAAATCATTAATCAATGCTGTGTTGTTCATACTGCTGGCACCAATGTGGGTGTCTGAAATGCACCCAATTCTTACAACATCATTGTTCGATTTGATTTGAAATTCACTTTGCAAGTTCACCATGACAGGTTCAATTTTGAATCAGTGGCAGAAATTTTCCAAAGTTATCCACATTTTGTGAAAATTGTTGTGACTATTTGTTGATATTGTGCGTATAATATCTATGTAACCAATCAGTGGTTGCACAGGAAACACACGAAATGAATAACATCAAACTCTCACCAGCACAATCCAAGATGCTCCAACAAATTAAAGGCGAGATCAAAGGCAACAACGTTATCTATTGCCCATCCAGCGACAACTGGGTCGTACAATGTCACTCAAACGGTTATGCAGTTGCACGAAAGCTGATTGAGCTTGGAATCTTGGAATTAGTCTCAAACGAATATGGTATGCACGTAAAATTAGCAAGCAACTAAACCAACCGGGTGGTGGCAACACCACCCAATGACCAACAAACAAAGGAAACAAACAAATGAAAACATTCACAAACGAATACGTGGAAACACTGGAATCACACAACTACTTTGGACAACTGCCAGACCAATCTGCTGAACAGCAATCTGCCATCAGACAGCACTGGTTGCAGTGCATGGCACAACGTGGGTGGACACTTGGCACAGAAATTTCTGATGATGATGCCTTTGATAATGACTGCCTGCAATCACTGATTGAAACTCACAACAAAATCAATGATTTTTACAGACATTGGTACGATGCATTGCAACATTTCAATGTGCCATTTGGTGTCAATCTGCCTTGGACAGATGAATTGGATTTGTTCATCCAAAAGGCAAACAATTATGCCACAGACATGGTGGATGCTGGTGATGATCCTGTCAAGGTTGCACAGGTTAGACTGCAACATGGCATCTTCATCCAACAGGCAAAACCACGTGGTGGCACACGTGCTGGTGCAGGCAGACCAAAGGTGCACGGATTGAAACGCAGATCAACCACAGCAACAGATGATGAATGGCAGGCAATGATTTCTGCCAGAAATGAAATCAGGCAACGCAACAGGCAGGCACCACGTATAAACGATTGAGCACTGAAAGGTGACGTTTGTAGATGGCACTCACAATGTGGGTGCCTTTTCTTTTACCTGTCCTTCAACAGAATGTCCATCTTTGTCTTCAATTCTTTGACGTCCAATTTGATGTCCATGATGGCAGACGTTTGTTGTTCCATCTGGTTGATACGCTGTTGCATTCTGCCCATGTGGAAGATGCCACCAATCATTGGCAACAACCAAGCCCAAAATGAAGATAATGCATTGGAAAGCAATCCAATGATTTCCGTGTTGTTGCTGTTGTGTTCTGGTGTCGGCATCTTAGTTCATCCTTTTGGCAAGTTCTGTCCAGAACTTTATTCTGGTGTTTCGATCACGCATAATTGCACGATCTGTTGCATTGTCCAAAAATCCAATTTCCATAAGGCAGGCAGGTGGCAAAAAATCCAACACTGCCAGACGTGAATGTTGACTGTCTGATTCCTTCTTCAACCCACGATTTGGCAAACCTGTTGCCACCACCAATGCGTCCAAGACTTTGGTGGCAAACACCAAGTCTGTGCCATCACGATAAAAGACTTCCACACCACTGGCACTGCCATTGAATGCGTTGCAGTGGATGGACAGCAGATGGGTGCAATTGTTTGCCTTTGCCATGTCATCACGTCTGCCCACTGGTGTGTTGTCTGTGGCATCATCACGTGTCAGGAAATGACCAATGCCATACTGTGGCAAGACAAACTTGCCTGCCAATGCCCATTCCAGTGCAATGGATGCTTCTTCAATGCCACGTGCAGTGGCACCCGGATCATAAACACCCGGTGTCCGATTTCCCATTCCATGTCCGGCATCAATACAAATCTTCATGGCAGTGCTGTTTCTGTTTGGGTGATGGTTTGGTCATAACGTCCACAGCAGTGGCACCATCTGGAAACAGAAACAATGGATTGCATCACGCAACCACAACAAATTGTACACACTTTGCAAACACATTTTTGATGTGTCCACGAATTTGGCATGAACTTATTTGTCAATTGGTGTTGCGTCACCATCAAACACCAACCAGTGCTGTGGCACCACCACACGTGTCTTCACCTTTTCAACATTGTGGGTCATCAGTGCATCAATCGTTTCTGGACGCAGGAAACCTGCATCTTTGTTCAACCACCATGATGCACCACCATCTTCAATGGACATGACTGGTTTGCCGGGTTGACTTTTATAGTTCAACATCATCACCAAATGTCCTTTGGATCAATGCGTTTGCACGTTTCCTTTGTGCATCTGTCATGGGTGTGTGTGGTTCTGGCACTGGCAACCCACGTCTGATGCGTTCACGATGCACCAACTGATCTAGTTCAGCAGACAGCATTCCACGTTTCACACGTATGCAGTGCGTGATGCTATAACCTTCTGCATTGATTTCTTCACCCACGCAAATCATTTGGTACATTTCCAAATAGGTTTGCTTGCAGGCATCCACATACTCTGGTGCTGATGGGAACACGATTGGCACTGGCACGTGCACACCATCTTTCCACCTAGTCACCTTGCCACGTGCATAACGCATCGTGGTTTCGTGAATGATTTCTGGTGTGATTTCTTGGTGTTCAGCACACAGGAATGCATACACCTGTGACTTCGAAATCAACTGATCTTCTGTGAATCCGCCAAACGTGTTGAATCCACAGTCAATCAAAATGGTCATGGATTGCAACACGTGATATTCCAATGGGTTTTGATTATTCATCTGCAATCACCAAGTCTAAAATACTCACTTCATCATTGTCAACTATTTCTGCTGGCAGTGCCTGTCTGTGTTGCTGTGCCAATGCTTCTGCTTCTGCTTCTGCTTCTTGCCTTGCCTTCTTCAGTGCCTGTTGCCTTTGTTGCTCTTTTAGAAACCAATTCATGGCACCTTTTATCACTGGTTGTTTTGCATCACGTCTTTTCTGTTTGGTGACAGCATCTGGAAACACATCCCGCCAACCACTGGCAATGGATTTGTTGATTGCTTCGATTGCCACATCTGGTGCCACGTCCACCAATTTTCCAACAATCTTCTGCCACGCACGTGGTGTCAATGGGTGTTTGATTTCCTGCCTGTGTTGCACGAACTCTTCAATCGCAGACAACAGTGCCTGATCTAAGATGCCAGCATTGGTGGCATCAGAAACAGCATCTGATGGTGAAAATGATTTGCGTTTCGCACTGCACTTAATATCTTCGTTAGAAGATATAACATTGTGTTTGTGTTTGTGTTTGGTTGCACTGATGTTGAACGTCTGTTCAACAGGTGTTGAACGTGTGTTGATTGGTTGTTCATTTTGAACCTGATTGCGTCTTGCTTCTGCACTCTTTTCACCAGCAATCTTCTTCTGATTCTGCCTGTTGAATGCATCATTTCGCAGTTGATCCATCTTTGCATTGACACCATTTGGAAACAATTCATCCATGTATGGTGCAAATTCTGCCCACTGTTCAACAGTTATTCCAATGATGTTCAACAGACGTTCAACAGACGTTAAACGTCCGTGTTCCCACTGGATGTCCAAGCATTCACGATAGATTGCACGTGCAGTGAATGACATGGAACGGACAGTGATGCTGGTGGCAAAATCACGTGGGTACCACGCATACCAACCAAGTGGTGTTGATGATTTGTCTAGTGGCACAATGGTGCCTGTTTCGTTTGTGTTCATATTGATACCTACCAATCAAGGCATTGGGTGGGTATCAGCACCTTCTGCCTTGATTGACTGTTTTGATTCTACTTCTTCTGATTGAAGATTTCTAGTGATTTGGTGAAACGTTCCACCACTGCTTCTTGGTTGAATGTTTCGATGGGTGACAATGTAATGGTCACAGATGATCCTTGGTCTTTGTCATAATCAATGCCCACAGAAAACCCACGCACAAACCTGTGGTTGTCTTCCAAGATGGCACCTGATTTCACCAGTGCGTCTTCTGCTGGTTTGACACGGTTGGACACGTCACCACGAAAGGCACTGCCAAGATGAAATTGATAGTGGATGTGGACAGCACCAGACGCACGATGCATTGCCAATGCAAGGTATGGCACCACTGCATTTGTCCACAGATCGTATTTGCCATTCTTCACACGTCCTTTGCCGGGAACATTGACGTACATTGAATTCAATGATGGTGGCATTGTAATGGTTGCTGTCCAAGATTTCTTCACAATGATTTGATTTTGCATGATTCTTCAAAGTGGTTGGCACCATCCACAATGTGGACAGTGCCAGATGTCAATCATTCATCACTGAATGGATCATAGGCATCAGGTTGTGGTGCCTGCCTTCCACCACTGTTGCCACCACTGTTGCCATCATCCTTTGGTCTGTCCAGTGAATGCACGTTGTCTGCCACGACAAATACCTGTTCACGTGGGTTTCCATCTTTGTCTGTGAATTTGCGTGTTTCCAAACGTCCATCCACAGAAATCAACCTGCCTTTTCCAAGGTAATCATTGATGTACCTTGCTGTGGATTCCCATGCTGTGATGCGAAAGAAATCTGCGTCTGCTGATCCATCTTTTGGTTTGATGCGTTTGTTGACTGCAATGTTAATTTCCACCACGTCTTTGCCTGTGTTTGTTGTCCTGAGTTCAGGATCACGTGTAATCCGTCCGATTAAAGTTATTCTGTTAAGCATTTTTGTACTGCCTTTGCTACTGCTGTCATGTGCTTGCAGGCATGGTGGTTTGTGCCATTCAGCAAATCAATGAAGTGTGGTTGTTTCTGTCTGCACTGTGCGTCCATGCAGTCACACGTTGTATGACCAAAAGGATTCACAAAGACTTCGTACCACTGCCACCAGTGGGTGCTACTTTGGACAATGAACATCATGCCATCTTCCAAAATAACATCCACCAACACCACTTCCATTTTTAGTCAATCTTAAATGGGTGTGGCAATTCTTTGTGCGTTGCTGTGATCCAATGATGGACATCAGGAATCGTGGTGCAACCTTCTTTTAATGCCTGATGGATAATGTCCGTTGCCTTCAATGGGTGGTTGATGGTTTGCAATTTTAGTTTCAATTGATTGAACTGATCCATTGTGCCACCCACTTCTTGGAATTCTGCAAACACCTGTTTTGCAAACACAGCACGTGATGTGGTGGCATCCACCATTGTTGGTGCTGGTGCTGGTGCTGGTGCCTTTGCCTTCGATTTCGCAGGTGCCACATCCATACCTGCGTGGGCATCAGTGTCCGTATCATCAATGATTGGGATCAGAAAATACTTTAACAATGCATATTTTGTGCATGACGTTATTGCCTTCTGCACACCTTTATCATCATTGCCTTTTGCCTCACCAAACCAGATGAATTGGTCTGATTCACCACTGCTGGCATCCACGATTGTGAACTGCATCTGCACCACCACGTGTCCACCTTCATTGGTCATTTGCAGAACACTTGGTCTGATCTGGACACCCACTTCCACACACGCATTCCTGACAGCAGGCAACACATCATCCCATGCCTGATATTTGAATTTGAAATGGGCATTAAGTCCATTCTTTTCCACGTGTCCAATTGCCTGCGACACCTTCAGCACCTTCTGTGCCAGTGTTGTTGTTGCTGTGCTCATGCCATCACCTTCACTGTCATTGTTTCACTGTCCGGCACCACCACAAATCCTTCAGGCACTGTTTCCAACAGCAGTTGTTTTTGGTCTGCTGTGATTTTGCTGATTTGAAATTCTTCAGTGGTTTTGATTGCTTCCACCCATCCAAATTTGTGGGCAGTAGCTAGTGCCAATGATTTGTCCGAAACACGCACACCACCAGCAGATGTGCGAAATGACACACTGCCAAAAGCAGTCAACAGTGTTTTGGATTTTTGCAATTCCAATCTTCCCTTTGCAAATGCTTCAATGTGTGGTTCGTATAGATCACGCAAATAGGCAATCTTTGCCTGTTCACGTTGTTCGATCTTTGCCATGTTTGCACGTATGCTGTCATGGTGTGCCTTCTTGCCTGCCAAGATTGCTTCTGCCTTGCCAATGCGTTCCAACACTGCTTCCAGTGCCACCTGTGATGTGATGCCTTCTGGTGCCAGTGCTTCACACAGGATTTCACCTGTGGACACTTCCACCACTTGGTTGTCAATGATTTGATATGTTCGTTCCATTGTTGTTTGTTTCCTTACTTTGATTTGCGTGGACGTCCACGTCTGTCTTTGGTTGTCTTGCCAATGATGATGTTCATTGCCTGATACTTCAGGTTTTGGACACTCATGCCAGCATCTTCTGCGATTGCGTGAAACGGACGCAGACTTGCCTTGGTTTTGATCCACTGCACTGCTTCCATCACGTATGGGTTTTCGTGTTCCATCACAATCACATTACCACATTTAATTATTTTGTCAACATATTGTTATTATTTTATGGAATTATGTATAATGGATTTGTCACCACGTGGTGGCACGGAAACAAACAATGACAAACGAAACAATGGAATATTGGAACAAACTTGCCAAAGGCAATGACCATAAAATTGATGATAACTTTTACAACGTGGGTGATCTGGTGATGGTCACCAAAGACATCCAATTCAAAATCAATGGTGACATCTGCCAAATCTTTCAAGGTAGCACTGGCACTGTGACAGCAGTGGGCAATGCACCCACAATCTATGGTGGATTTGTGCCAATGGTCACAGTGTCCATTGATGGTGCGCCATACAATTTCTTGGCATCAGACATCTGCTATAAACTTTGACACTATCGGGTGGTGTTGCCACCACCCACCAACAACAGGAAATAAAACAATGACAGACAAATTGAAATCGGAAATCAAATCCAAGATTGCAGAAATTCAGGACAGTGGATCATCAGGTGATTGCCACTGTTTTCGTGGCGACATGATGAATCCACCAGAACAGTGTGACGACTGCTGGAATCAAGGTGAATTGCAAGAGTTAAAAGATTGGGTGGAAATGACATCCAACAACCTTGCCAACCAAGAGTTATCACTAGGCACACCAGCAACCATGTCACCAGATTGCGTCCGTACATGGTGGGCAGATTACACAGAAGAAATGGCACAGCACCAATTGACTGAATTGCAGATGAACATTCTGTTCTGCTACAGTGTCTTGCCAATCATCGAAGGTGAATTGCGATGATCTACGCAGTGATTTCTCGTGATGAATTTGGCACTATCACAGATGTGAAGGCATCGTGCCACAATACCCACTTTGATGCAGATGTGATTTCACTTTTTTATGGTGTCACAGAATGGTGTGCCATGAAATTGCGTGTCAATTTCATTGACGTGAATCATGGGTACCCACGTGATGCCACCACGCAATTTCAAATCAAATGCATTCCAACATCATCTGTGATTGCATGGATGGAAGAATGCATTGGCATCATGGACAGTGCCAGATTGGACAAATCTGCCAGTGTCACAGAAGCAGTTGAATATGTGGTGAAATTTGTGGAAACATTCATCACAGACAACATTGACGAAATCATCAAAAACAATCAGGAAACAAACCAATGAACAACCAACCAAACAACAACCAGATCACCAACCAGACCATGTCACAGACCATCATGCCTTCACCAGAACGCATCAAGGAAATCGAAGCATTTGACAATGCGTGGGCATCACTGCGTGGCAATCCGAAACGTGCAGAAATCATTCAGCAGATGATTGACAATGGCACACTGATGTCTTATGGCAAACCACGCAGACGTCCACGCACCCATGACATGACATGGGCAGATGGGTTCACAATGCTGGCACTGATTGCCATTGCCATCTTTGTGGGTGTGGTGCTGAAATGAGCATGAGTGAAATCATCAAGTTTACACCACGAACTATCAAGATTTATAAGTGTGATGTATGCCAACAATCGTTTGAATGGGGCGAAGAATCTCATCTTTGGGGGTCGATAGGGCATCAAGATATTGGGGCAAGACAGTTCAAAGTTTGCTCGAATGAATGCCGCAGGAAAGCACCTAACATCACAGACTTGGATTACATCACTGGAGACTATAAATGCTCGGATGGTGGCAAAGTGGTAAACGCTCATTGGGACGAATGGGATAATCAAACGGGGAGGTTTGCAAAATGAGCATGAGTGAATTGAAGCCGATTGAGAATGCACCGAGAGATGGAACTTTTCTTTTGCTTGCATGGGTTGAAGAAAAATCTTTAATGTTCAAGATAGAAAGAGGTGCTTTTCATGTTGGTTATCAACAATGGCACGTTCCTTCGCTTGGATTTGATGTTGTCCCACAATGGTGGGATTGGTCGCATCCAAATCCACTTTTTAACATTAACAAAGATGAACTGGAAAAGTATGCAGAGGATCAAAAATGAGCGACAAGGAAATTAAGTTAATGATTGCAAAAGAATGCCTTGTGGCAATGCTGTCCAACTCAGGTGAACGTGCAAGTTGTTTCAGTGAACAACTTACACATAATGCTTGGAAGTGTGCCACAAGACTTTTGAAATTAAGTGAAAAAGAGGAAAAGAAATGACACCACTGCCAATCAAAGAAATTCCACTGGAATACTTCACCCACCCACGCAGGTTGCTGTGCATCAACATGACTGCACACTCTCCTGCGTGGATCATCTGCCAGTGGGATCAACTAGAAGGAAAGTTCATGTTGGACAAAGAAGTGGATATGTGGTTGGAACCTACCCACTTCTGTGAACTGCCACAGGTGCCACAATGAACTATATGCTTTATGACATGGATGTTGAAGTGGTTGAACATAAAATTACAGGTGTCTGGAAGATTGGCAACAATGACCACATTGAATTGAAATTCTATGATGGGCAAAAACCAAAATGGTTTCATCGTTTGATGGCACGTGTCTTTCTTGGATGGACATGGGTGGATTTGAAATGATGGCACTGAAGGCACTTGGCATTCTTCTGCTGGTTTTGGCACTCACCTTTGTGGGTGCCTTGCTGTATGCGTGGGCACTGCTGTCCGACATTGAATTCCGTGATGAAGAAGAATCTTGATTGCCATACACCCAAAGGCAGGCAGTGGATTGAAAAGCAGAATGAAATTGCACATCGTGTGGCGGAAAGATTTGGGCATGACGTAATCTTCACACCTGACACAGATGCCAAGGTTGATTGTATATTCACAAAAGACAATGTAATTGTGGGCATTGCGGAAATCAAATCACGTGATCTGAAATTGGATCAACTACGCACAATGGGCACCTACTTGGTGACTGAAGAAAAACTGTTGGCAGGCATCGAAATTGCCAAATACTTCCGTGCACCATTTGCACTGATTATCAACCTGAAAGACGCAGACATCTTCATCAAAATCTGCAACGCAGAAGGTGAACGTTTGGTGTCTTGGAAATCTGATCTGACACGCACACAGGCAACCTGCAATGGTGGACAGGCAGACAGGCAGAATGCCTATGTGTCATTGTCCACCATGCTGGTGTTGCGTTAAACGTCTTTTGCCTTGGCAAAGGCATCATGCTGTTTGATGGCATCATACACTGCCTTGACATCCAAATCTACCATTTCAGGCAGTGGCACCATGTAATTGGTGAGTGGTGCATTGTCATCCAGACGTGCCTTTTGGTTGACGTAGCAGGCAAGTGTGGCATTGCCTGCCTTTGATCGAAAGTCATAAACGACTTGCATCAATCGGTGATATGTCGCTTCGATACCAAATGCTGTTGGTAAGTTAATTTGTAATGCCATCTTCTTTTGCCTCTTCTGTTTGTGCTGGCACCAATCGTGCCATGATGTCATGCAGTCTTTGCACTACTTCAAACACCTGTCCTGCCTGCCCAATCGTGCCATTGAATGGTGCTGATTCCAGTGCCATCTTTAATAGGTTCGCTTCATCTTCGGTTAATTCCAATACAACCATGTTTCTAGTTTACTCCTTAAAACGCCGCTCCAAGTGCAATACGTCTCCAGCCAGTTGACATCCTAACATAGAGGTAGTTGTCATCCCATGCAATGTCGCCAGCGTTACCAGCCGCCGCCGAAGTTGCTGGAGTTTGAGCAGTAGTTATTTGAATTTTGTTGGCTGAAAAAGTAGTTACTCCATTAGCTCTATCTATAGAAAGAGCTATTCCTAAATCTACTTGAGCATCTGAATACCTTCTTAAATGAAAGTTACTTCCAGCATTACTACCGCTTTCAGCTTCAGAGCTAGCTTGGAGCGTCCATCTAGTAGAGCCAGCAGTTCTAAAGAATAAGGTTCTTGTAGTACCTGCGGAATTATTTAACTGTAAATCAGAAGCTATTACCTGATTAGTGAAGGTAGCTAATCCAGTTGAACCTATTGTTAACCTTGTTGAACCACCTGCGGCAAGCGTAATGCTTCCACTAGATGTTCCTGCAGTTAACTGAATTTGTCCAGCAGTCGCACGGTTTGTTATCGCAATGTTCCCGCTTGCCGTTGGTGAAAGAAGTTGAATGTTGTTAGCACTTGTAATGCTTAAAACACTTTCTGAAACAGCGGCAACGCTTTCAAAGTTAATGCCTGTATTGTTTTTTAGAAAAATAGTTCCAAAGAATTCAGCGTTGTGACCAGTCAAAAGTGTTCCGTTGGAAAGCCTTAACCCGATGCTGTTAGTCGCTGAGCCAACTGGTGTAACCAAAAATTCCAGCGATGTACCTTTTGCCGTGTCTGTAAAGGCTTGGTTTGCTGTTGCCCGTATTTGAGCTTGAACTGTTGAGCCAAAGGTAGTTGCACCTCTTCCTTGCCATTGAACACTACCTAAAATGTCTGCACTAGCAATGGCAGTGGGTGATGTGTAGGTGCCATTATTGCGTCTGAAATATACATGGTTTGGAGCACCAGACGATGCCCACATGACGTGTGAAACCACTGCTTCAGTGCCTTGGAACAGTGCAATGGCATTGGCATCAACTGTTGGAATGGCAGAAATAGTGCCAGTGCCTTGGAAGATAGCACCAGCATCAACAGTGGTGGGTGCCTTGAAAACCTGCTGTGCTGTGAACGTGTTTGGTCTTGATGCACCTGCAACAATCCATGTCGGATCAACAGCAGTAAATTGACTTTGTGGCATTATGCTAGGATTTCCTCACCCTTCAGTGTGATGGATGCACCACTTTCCAACACTGCATAAATGTCCAAAGACGCAGATGCATCATCAATTACCAATGCACCTGCTTCTGCACGGATGGAACAACCAACCAGCATGGTTGCCTTGGTTGGTGCTGTCGCACCTGCTGTCTGCACCTGAAATCGAACACCCACACCTGCTGTCACAGTCGTGGGAATAATCACACGCCAACCAATTCTGGTGGCAGTGTTTGAATCAAATAATTTGACAGGTGTGGTTGAATCCACAGTCACTTGATTTCGCAGTTGAATGTTGTTGTATGCCATGATGTTGCCTTCTGGTTGTTAGTATACGTTAATCAATCCAATATTCAATGTGGCACTGAACTTTGAAATTGTCACCTGTGTTGAAGTAATCGGCACCAGTGTACGCAAAACTACCTGATGTCATGTCTGTCAATTTCAACAGTGTGCCTTGGTTGCTATCAAATTGACAACCAGTGGGTGCTTGCTGTCCACTGCCGGGTGTCGCAATGCCAATGGTGATGGTGGACGCATCAGCAACAAATGGAAGGTTGCCAATGGCAAGAAATCCTGTGCCAGCACTGGTGCAGTTGTCCCCATAGAAATCCACATCAACAATCACTTTGTTGCCAATTCTTTGGTACCTGCCAAATGACGTTTCAAAATCAAAGACTGGCACAATGGTGGCACCCACGTCATACGTCACCAATGTGGGTGTGAAGGCACCTTCTGCATAAGCAGGTGCAGTGCCTGTCTTTGTCACCTGCGTGGTGCCTGCATTGATGCTTCTGTTTACTTGGATGTTTGCCATGATGCCTTCAGTTTACATTTTATACAAAGGTGATTCCATCATCTGATTTGCGTTCCACCAAATTGCCTGATTCAACATCAATCAGAATCAACCTTCTGTTGCCACCATTGTATACATCTTCATCTGCACTGATGCATTCATCATCCACACCACTTGCCACAATGACTGTGTTGGTATTCAGGATGGTGTCGGCACGATCTGTGCGTTCACCTTTGATGGCAACACCATCCACCCAATAAATGTATCTTGTGCCATCCCGTCCAATGACGATGAATGGTTTCACCCCATTTGCTATAGTTCTTGCCATAGTGAATCCTTCTTCTGGTTTGTCTGCTGTATAAAGTTTTATGCTTCCGTTAACTTCTGCAACCATGTATATTGTCTGGTTGTTCGATTGTCTATCAATTTTGATGCAAGCAGACTGTGCATTGATTCCAAGCGTGTTCACAGTTGACCATGTCAATGTGTTGTCGGCTGTTCTGATCTGCACGTTGCCATTGTTCAGGACGTAGGCAGACACGTGTTGGTTGCTGGCAAAATCAATGTCCATTGATGTGCGACAGTTGGTGGATCGAAGTAGGCAGTACCAACCGTGCCACGGTCGCACGTGTGCCCACGTCTTGCCACCAGCAAAAATCTTCCAATTGGTTTCATTGTTGTACAGTGTTGGATTGAATGTCCAAATGTACCATCCGGGTTCACCGGGTGACAGCACACTGCCACTGTCCACACCTGCATCTGTCTGCAATTTGGCACTGGCACTAGTGTTTGAAATCAGGTATCTGCCATCCTGCACATGGTCATACACCACTTGTGCATACGTGCCTGTTGGCAACCATGTGTTTGTGTTTCGTTTGCGTGTGGGAAAGCAGGCAAATGGTGGCAGTTCACTGAAACTGTTCACCAGTGCGTATCTGATGTCGTGTCCATTGCCTTTGGGCAGAATGAAACTGTTGCTGAATTTGTCCACCACAGAAATTGACTGCCCTTCATATGAATCATAGAGTGTTGACAAATCAGATGTGATGGTGCTGGCAAGGTTAGTGCCACCTGTGCCATTCATAACACGGTAATTAAATGCCAGTGCATCAATGACAGTGGATGGCACATCCATGCCTGCTGTGATGGGTGGGTTCATGAATCCAAGCACTGTGGAATACCATTGAAGGTTGCCCCACCTGATGTTCATTGAATTGTGCCACAGCATGGACAGGTACTTTGAATTTTCCCAATACATCATTGGGTGGGTGTGTTGCAAATTGAATGTTGGGAAATTGATGGTGATATTGTTGGCAGGATTTGTCGGCACGATTGTGAATCGAAGTTTTGCAAACATCCGTCCACGTCCAAGTTCAAAGTTTACAGACAGTTCAGGATCACTCATGTAAGTGGCAGAAACACCATTGGGCAGTGTGTCTGTGCCAGTATCTGTCACCAGTGATGCACCATTGTCAATTGCCCATGTGCCTGCGTATTTGGTCTGGATTCCTGTTGGCAAATCGTAGGTGCCAGTGGCATTGCCAAAGTAGTTGCTGGTGTTGTCTTGCCCAATCCAAGACACTTGTATTTCAGACACATTGGTTGCAGACCAATTCACAATAACTTGGTGTGCCTTCAGCAAAAGCAGATACGGATCAACTGCCCAATTTCCCATGTCCAAATCCACATAGTGGTTGGTGCCAGTGAAGGCAGAAACAGTGATGCCACCTGCACCCACTGTTGCTGTACAATTGGTGCCTGTCCAGTTGCCACTGCGTGTCTGCGAAAGTGTCAATGTTGATGGTGGTGATGCCACCAGTGTCTGCCACCTGCTGATGCCAATCCACCTGAACTTGCCAAAGAAGGCATCTTGGAATGGTTGGTTGCCGTTATCCCAATACAGTGGGCACGCAATCATGCTGTTGCGTGTGCGTGGGTTTGATGGCAGTGCACTGTTGTACAGGTACTGTTCCTTGATGGCAGACCAATACAAATCATTGTCAACTGGTGCACCATCAACATCCCAATCCTGTCTGTGATAGGCAAGGTTCCAATGTGGATTCACCCAACTGCCTGTGTACCTGCACAGCATATCTGCGTGCCCCTGATACCCGGCAAGACTGCCCACGTATGATGGGAAATGCCTGTTGATGGATTCTGATTGATTGGTGCCAACATCTGTCTGTGGCACGTTTGTGCACGTCCAAACCAACACTTCACCTTCAGGACATGATGGAATTGGCACAGATGGTGGTGGGCATAGGCACACTGTGCCACCTTCATAAGACCAAGTCTTGGAATAAGATTTGGTTTTGGACATTCCGTGCTGTGTGTAGATGGTGTTTGGGAATGCCTGTTCGACATTGCTGGTGGCATTGGTCACCACTTCCAAGAAGTCTGCACCCAAATCTGTATACACCACTATTTCACCACCAGTGTTCACTGTCACAGCACCATTGGTGCATGATCTGGTTGCACTGCCACGCACTTCTGGAAAATCGAACCTTCGCCACAGTGCCTTATAATCACCATTGATTCTGTAAATTGCACGTTCTAGATTGGGTATGGCACGTGCTGTGCCACCATGACTTTCTGCCCACGATTCTAAGTAGTAGGCATCAATGTACCCATCATCATATTCAAGCGTGCATGGATCAAGACAATATCCTGTGACGTATTCATCGTAAACCACAGTGCCACCATCTTCACCCACGCATTCACCCACCACGTGCTGTGTGAGTGTGCGTCTGCCATCATACGTCTTCTGCGTCTTTGCGTATGATCTGCAATGGATTTCGATGCTGTCTGTATCATCCACTGTGACTTCATTGCTGAATGAAAGGTTGTATGGACAACTGCCTGATGTTGGGATTGATGCTGTCCAAATGGCACATGGCAGTGCTGTCCAATTGTTGTCCTGATCCTGAAATCGCCAACCAGCATTGATTGTGGACGTTGCAGTTGCTTCTGTCATGTACGCAGATGCACCCGGATTGCATGGATCATACGCAGGTGGTGTGAATACCTTGGACGCACTGCACGTGCCACTGGCATAAAGTGGGATTCCCACATCATTCACGTAATTGGCACCAGTGCCATTGGACGTGTAATCAACACCAGACAGTGTGGTGGACAACGCACCATTGACAAAGACCATCATGCTATCCCACATCACACGCAGAAGACTGCCTGTCAATTTGCAGTAGATTTTGAAACCTGTGGCACGCACCCGGATTTCAACATCATTGCGGAATGCAGGTGCACCCACGATGTACCCACCAGCAGGTGCACCAGCACCATCATACTTTGCCTGCCATGCAACACCACCAGCACCATCATCAGATGAAGACACTTCAAGGTAAATGCCAGTGTTGACATTGATGGCATTTGGCACCCACTGCGTGATGGCAGTTGCGGAATGTGATTTTGCAAGTGTGCCACTACCTGCACCTGTGGCACTGTTCAGTGTGGATTTTACGTGCCATTCAATGGCAGTGGTTTTGAATATGATTCCATTATTGGGCATCTTGGCACCCACATGGTTTTGTGGCAATGGTGGTTTCTGTCTGCTGATCTGCCAGACGTTTCCAATCATTGGTGAATTTCACCAGTGCCATCAGATAATCAGGCACCCGGCATTCACAACCAACAATGGCAATGGACAGGTTTGTTTCCTGCCCACTGCCACCAATGTCAATGCTGATGAATGTATCTGGTGCCACAGTTGATTATGGCACCACTGCTGTCAACTGTTGGCAACCAAGGTGTCCAACAAATCTTGCCAGTAGGTTGCATCTTCACCAGATGCCTTTGCACTAGCAATCACTTCTTGCAATGAATCCTTGGTGTCATACGTTCGATTGCAGTTCAAGTCACGCAAGATTTTTAACGCCTCACGCTCTGATCTATCCCAAAGGTCTTGCTCGCTAACAAATGATGACATCCAAACGTGCTTGTCTCCAAATTGAGAGCGATAGAACAGCTCCCAAACGGTCGTGTCTTTGCTAAACTTGTGGCTTTTTACCTCAACTCCATGCTGATTTCCCATGACCTCTAGGCAATGGTTGATGAAATCCCGCTTGTTATGGAAAACCTCTTTGTCATTGTTGATGATTGGGTTGACGATTTTCAGATTGATTGTTTGTTCCATTTGTTGTCTTTCCTTGTTGGTTGGTGGGGAGGTTGCCCTCCCCGTTGATTCTAGAATCTTCGGACGATGCTGTAATTTGCACCACCCCAGAAGTCAAAGATTTCTGCCTCAATCAGTTCTTCTGTCAACGTGATTCCAAAGATTGCCTCAATGTCCTTCCGGTTGCAGGTGATTTGCGTTCCTTTGTATGGAAGTCTTTGCTTCCAGATTCTTGCAACGCTAGCGGTTGCTTCTTCGATGTTCCCACAGGAAAGTGCGTTGATGATTTTGTTTGCTGTTGCATTGGTGATTGGTTTCATGTTGTACATTTCGTTTGTTTCCGTGTCACTTCGTGTGTGACATAGATATTATATGCACGTTATCAAAATAAATGCAGTAATTTTTCAAAAATATTTTAATTTTGTTGAAAATTTACAGAACGTTGCGTGTGTAGATTGGCAACCGGGTGATTGATCCATCAATGAAACCACGTCTGGCAAGAGTGTTTCTTATGCCATTCATCGTGCTGTAGGCAACAATATCATCAAATTTCGCACTGTTGCTGTACCCAACAATGTTGGCAAGTACATACGTGCATGGACGCCACATAAACTGATCTGCACCATCAGGATCCTTTTCAACAGCACCACTGATGGACACCACAATGAAATCACCAGCACTGCCCAATGTCACCTTATCAGACACCCAGACAGGCAATCCAGTGGTGTCATTGATGATGGGCAATTCCACTTCGATTTCACGTATTTCTCTGTAAGGTGTGCACCTGTCATACAAAATGGTGGCACCACTGTCTGCCAAATCCTGTGATGCAATTCCTTTATTAATCAAACCAAGACGTTTCACCACACCCAACCAGTTGCTTGGTCGTGATGATGGTGGCAATGTTGGATCAATGGACGCAAAATCAGATTTGATGGATTGAACTGGTTTGCCAAATCGTGCATCAAAACCTGTCACCACAATTTCGTTTGCCTCTGGTTTGATATAGTGCCACCTGTGTTGCCTGTACACATGACGCCACGCATCATCTGATGCAATGCCAGCAGTGATGGCATCATCAATGGTTGCGTACCACACGTATTTGACTGCACCACCATTGATGGTGGCAGGTGACTTGGTGGTGAATTTTATTTGGGTGTTGGGCAATCCGGTGTCCACCACAGGCACTTCACCGTACCACCACCCACCCAAATAATCCTGCATCACACGTGACAGGTAATCCCATGCATTCTCACCAATGTCTGCAATTTCATTGAAATCACCACACACAGCAGGTGCAATTTCACCAGCACGCACACTGGCAGTTTCCAAGTTCAGATCAAAATCACTGCCACCCACCAGATGCACCAAACGTCTGATAACGCAATCTTGTGACGCATGGCAGATCAACATTCCGTCAAACACAAATCTTTCACGGAAACAATAATCTTTCAACAGTTGCGTGATGTGTGGTTGGGAACGCAAAGTGATTCTGTCATTGTCCGGGTTTGTGCCTTCCACGTATTCAACAGGTTCTGTCATGCCTTCATGGAAGATGGTGTTGCCAAGGTATGCCAAGGTTGGTTTGTTTGCGTGGGCATAAAGTCCCACAATGCCACATCTTGCCGGGTTGAACATATCCCAACTCATGACACTGCCACCAGTTTCTGGCACATCAAATTGCATCCGTTGCCATGCTGGTGCCAGATTTGCCACTTCAGAATCATCAGTCATGGCAGACAACCTTTCCCATCCACCATTGATGCCATACACCACTGGTGTGGACAAACCATTGCCAGTCAATGTTGCCTTGATACGCAACTGGATGTCTGTGCCATTGGGCACAAATGCTGTGGTGCCATCTGCCTGCACGATACTGGACACCACTGCATCAGTGGCACCTGTCCTGTACGATTTGTCACCATACACACGTCCAACACCAGACGCCCATGCCGGGTTGCTGTAGGTTTCCAATGTCGCAGTGGTTGGTGGTGCTTCTGCTAGATCAATCAATTCTGAACACGCATAACCACTGGTGGCAAATTTTAGTGGTGCCACTTGGAACAAAACTGTTCCCGGCATCATCACCCAAAACTTGGTGGCAGGTGTGATGGCAGGTGCAGGATCGGTTTCCAAAATATCTTCCATCACTGCACGCACACCATTTCCTGCACTGCTGATTATCAACAGTTCACGATGCCGACATGGAATCATTGCTAGTTCAATCAAGGCATTTTGGTTGCTGGCACTGCCTTTGGCACCACTCACCTGTCCTTCAGTGATTTTGTTTCCATTTCGCCACACTTCCAGTGCACCATCACTGTACAACCTGCAACCTGTTCCACCACTTAGTGTCGCAGTGCTGTTCCAACCAAATTCAGCAACAATGGTGCGTGAACCTTCTGAATACCCAAAGAAGCTAACATAGAATCCGGTGTTCACTGCGTAGGTGCTGGTGGTTGCCACACCCACACCTTTGGCACTGGTGGGTGCCTGAAGATACTTGCTACCACCCACACCTGTCATGTCCACTTCTTTCCAAGGTGATGCCAGACCAAATGCTGTCAAACCCAATTTGTCATAAGGTGCAGTGTTTGATGTGTACCACTGTGTATAGAAACAACGTGGACGCAACATCAGCGTCAAAGTGATTGGATCAATGTATGTATCTGCAAAGAATTGTCCGGTGTTGAAATCTTCACCACCAGCCACAAAACCAATGCGATCTGCTGACTGTCGCCACTGGTCACCATCAATTGTGAAATCAAATTCTGGACGTGGCATCTTATACTTCCCTTCTGGACACGTTGTTGCCAAATGCTGTGGCAGTGTTTCTGCTCATGTTGCGTTCGATCGCATATCCAAGTTCAACCAAGATGGATTTGATTTCCTTGGTGCCACTGCGTCTGCCACCTGCCATGTCTGCCATTTCCTGTCTGGACAAACCACGTGATGCAAGTGAACCACCACCCAACACCCGATTGTTCAAATCCAATTGTTTCTTGGTGTTGTCTGCTGTTTCTCTGCTTGATTCTGCAATCTTCATCAGGCTGTCTTTGAAACCACCAGTGTCCTGTTGTCCTGCGTCTGCCAGTGCACCACCAGCACCAGCAGTGGTTGGTTTATATTCACGGATGTTTTTATCTGCCAGATCACGTTGTTGTTTGGCATTTGACAAATCCTTCTGTGCATTCAACAGCAGTTTCTGTGCCTGTTCCAGTTGCGTTTGAAATTCGGTGTTGTCTGGATATAGCTTGGCATTTGCCAATGCTTGGTTGTACAACCTGCGTTGCCTTGCCACTTCACGTTCTGATGCATTCACCCTGATGTTTGCCTGCGTCTGTGCTTCATTCAATGCTTTGTATGTATCCACAGTGGATGTGCCACCAGCACCTGCCACTGCTGGTGCAGTGGATGCAACACCACCACCACGCATCATCTTTTCAATTTCTGCCTGCCTGCGTGTGAAGTCTTCGATGCTTGGCAAATCACCAATCTTGGACATTCCTTCTGTCATTTTGTCCAGTGCATAGTTGATGCCAAAACCAGCAGTCACAGCAACAGCAATGGCAGGCAAGGTTGTCAACAATTCCTGTGCAATGGACGTGCCCATTGTCAAAATTGCCTTCATTATCACACCTGTGACAGACACACCCACCATTGCCTTCCGCAACGTGGTGAATGCTTCAATCAAGGTGACAACACCTTTGACAATAGGTGATGTTAGAAATATGCCTGCCAGCACACCACCCACCACACTGATGGCAATTTTGATGTTGCTGAATGCCACCACAAATTTGTTGGCAACGTCTGCGACAAATTTTGGCATCACTTCCAAACCTGCCAGCATTCCTGCAAAGGTGCCAATCAAGGCATCACCTAGTGCCTTGGTGTCAAACATTTTCATCAAACCATTGGTGATGTTTTCCAACACACCACTGGATGAAAGGTTGTTCAGTGCATCTGCAAATTGTTTGACCACTGGCACCACATACCTTAGCAACACACCACCAATTTTTATCATGGCAATGTTCCACGCATCACTGAATGATGCCAAACCAGCACCAGCACCATCTGCCATTTCTTTGGACAGTTGACCAAATTTCTGGTTGACCAATTTTTCAACAGCAGTTAATGCCTGATCCACACTGCCAAGGTATTGTCCACCTTTGTCAAATTTCAAACCTTCACCCATCAGTTGCTGTCTGGAAATGCCACCACGTGCTAGTGATTCAAATGCCTCACCAAACCTGCCTGATTTCAGATAACCCAAAGATGTGATGAAACTGTCCAGTGATTCTGTGGTGCCACCAAACACAGTGCCAAGTTTTTCAGCAATGGGCAGGAATCTTTCTGTGGACAATCCAAATGCTTCCAAAGTCTTGGATGCCTCACCAAGTTGTGCCTGTGTGTATATGGATGGCAGTGCCAGTTTCTGAACAAAGGAAAGTATCTGTCCTGTGCGTTGTGCACTGCCTGTGATGGCATTCAATGAACGTTGCAAGGTGTCATAGGCAACAGCAGAATCCAATGCAGTTTTTGCCAAACCAATCATGGGCAATGATGCGACAGTGGCACCAATCGCCAAACCTTTGACAGCACTTACACCTTTGCCTAAAGTGTCACCAATCTTGCCAGCACCTGCCACCAATTTCTTGCTTGCCGACAGCACCTGATCTGCACCAGCTTTATACCTGTCGGCATTCAGAATGTATTCAGTAATAACTTTGTCAACAACCACAGATGCCATATCTTTTCACACTTACCCAACCATTATGACTTGCCTTGCAGGTGATGGACACACTTCATTCAGTGCAATGATTTGCAACACACGCAGTTGTTTGATGGGTGGCAAATCATCAAACCATTCACCATAGTTGTCCAAGGCAACCCGGCATTTGACTGCGTAATCCGGGTTGTCCTCTAGTCTTTTTTTTGGTCTACAAAAATTGCGTAATCAGATGCCTTGTTACTTGCCAATTCATCCAGTGCACGCACGACACCTGCAAAGATTGGGCACGCACGTTTGGCAATGGTCAACCATGCAAGTTCAGATTGAAACTCTTCATCCAATGCCAGCATGGACAGCATCTTCACCTGTGCCAGAATGCCCAAATTGTCTGTTGCCACGTCTTTCCACGCAGGCAGACATCTGCCACCCTGCACTGTCTTTGCCATTTCTGTTGACCATCGAACTGCTTCCGTTTCAACACGTGTGCGTTCTTCCATGTCCACCAAGATTTTGAATCGGCAGGACACACCATCAATGATCTTGATTTCCGCAACATCTGATGGTGGTGCTGATTCTGCAAGAATTTTGTTGACCAAATCGCCAATCATTCTTTGCCTGCCTCACCATCAACTGGTGCTGGTGCATCAACTGTGGTGGTGGTTTCTTTTGCGTCTTGGCACTGGTGATTGCGGAAACCACCTGCCACTTCTTCTGTTTGTATGTTTTTGTCTTTTGCCATTTGTTTGGATTCCTTACAATTATTTGTTTGGTTACCTTACGATTTTACTACCTGTCCAAGCCCTTTGAATGAATACTGTTCAGTGATAATTCCAGATTCCGGAATGGTCAATGAAGCGGATTCAATGCTGGTGTTGCCAGTGTAGGTGCCAAGTGTCGCAACAGTAGCAACAATTTGACATAGTGTGGTGCCTGTCAAACACAGGTTCCACAACGTGTTGCCAGTGCTGGTGGTTGGCACACCACGTTGTTCCCAATCAAAATTGACCAAAATCAGGTTGTCACGTTCCACAGTGATTTCAGCACTGGTGAGCACCACAGGAAAGACCAAAACCATACCACCTGCACTGATGGAAACAGTGGTGGACAAACCTGCCAGTGATCCATTCAAAGTGTCCAAGATGCTTGTGGTGTCGGCATCAGCAATCTGCATCACACCACTGCCTGTCACCTTAGTGCCAGTTGCCTGATAGGTTTCAAATTCGTCTGCACGTCCACTGCATTCCTGTTGCGTGGTTGCCACATTGACAGACAATGAACGCACCTTGGCAAGATACAATGTGGCACCCACTGTTGCCACAGATAGTGTCAAAGATGTTTGCCGGACACTGGTTGCTGTCCGCATGATTTCGGTTTTGGCATCAAACATCCGTTTCACTGGCACTGCTGTTGAATGTCGTTCCGCACCACCTTTGCCTTCTTCAGTGGATGCCGAAATTTTGAATGACACGTTGGTGAAATCAGCCAAGTATGCTGTGCCACCCAATGTGTATGCTGTCAAATCACCTGCGTATTTCATCTTCTTATTTTCCTATGGCAAGAAATTCCATTTGATGTATGAATCATAGAATGCCTTCCTGTACATTTTAACACGTTTGCCCAATGCACCTTTGTCACCTTTGCCCCAAAGTCCACGTCCCACCATCTTCTTGGTGCCACTAGGCAATACAGCAAATAATGCACCACCTGCACTGCTGTCAAAACCAGCAGTGATTTTGTAGTACATATTCTTCTTCTGCTTGCTGACAAATTTGGAACGTTGCAGGTTGCCACTGATTTCACCAATGGGCAGTGTGGGTGCCTTCACCACACCAGATCGTGCCTTTTCTTTGCGTCTGATGTCTTTGTGCACACCACGTTTGCGTCCAGTGGGTGTGGATTCTGATGCCGATTGCCCACGTCCAAACGGATGTCCAGTGCGTGCCAGCCACTTCTTTCTTGCCTTGCCAACTGGTTGTGCACCTTCTGTGAAATTTTTCATATCATCAAAAATGTTCTGCCTGATGATTTCAACTGCTTCATCCATGCTGGCATTGATTTTCTTGAATTTTGCCACCATTGCCTGATAGTGTTGAGTGTCTGTGCGTCTCACTGCCATGTGGTTGTCCTCACCTGAAATGACAGCATGACAGCAACTGCGTTGTCTTCATCATCAAGTGGCATTGGTGTCCATTCTGTCACCAGTGGCAAATACCCAATGCCAGCAAATGGTGATGGTGCTGGTGGCACTGTCGCATGGTTTTCTGAAAATGGTGTCAGCAGTTGTATCAATGCTTCTGCCTTGATTGCCATCAATTCCTGTGGATCAACACCAGCAACCACAGGCAGTGGGAATTGCCCACCAATCTGCCATGTCCATGTCTGTTCCACGCTTCTGCCAGCCAATTCTCGTGAACATGATTCCAGTGATAAAACAGCACGTGGCAACTGTGGCAGTGGTTTTGCTGTCCTGCCGGGTGCAATGGTCGTGGCATTCCACGCAGTCTTGATTTGCGTGGCAATATGGTCAAACAAAATTTGGTAGTGTGCCATCAGTGTTTCACCTGCACTGCGTAAATGACAGTGTGATCTGATGCCAACATTTGGTTGTTGGTCTGCACCTTTTCAATTGCGTACACATCACCATTATATTCAATGGTGCCACCCACTTCAGTGGCAGACAAAGTGTCCATGTCAATGTCCACAAAGAAAGACCATCCATTGGAAACATCACGTCCAAAGGCATCATAGGCAACAGATGGTGATAACTGCTGTGCACATCCACGCACTAAAATGCCGGGTGTATCTGGTGCAAAACCTTCCACCACATTGGTGGCATTCAATCGTGCCGATTGCCCAAAGATGCGGAATGTGTGTGGTTTGAATGGTAATGCCATCAGGACAACCTATAATACATTGCAATGGATTTTGCACGTTTCCGCAGTTCTGTCACAGGGTTGTCCGGTGTGCTGATTTCAATTAATCCAGTCTTCACACGTGAAGTTACACCTGCCTTGCCACTGCCTTCTTCAATTGCACGTGCAGATGCCAGCAGGCAGATTGCTTCATTCACCAGATCATCAATGCCAGCAGATGCCATGTACCCAAAGGCACCAGTGATTTCCAGACGTGTCTGTGGTTTCTGCCTAAAAATGATTTGCGTCCAAGGTGCACTGCCAGTGGGCATTTCGTAATCATCCCACTGCACAAAGGTGACACCAAGGTTGTTTGTGCCAACACCAGATTTCACCAAGGTGGGCACAGCAGACAGTGGTGTCGGCAAATCTAAAATCCACCCACGTCTGTCTGCCTGTATATCTCGCACATCAAAGGTTTTGGTGGTGGATGTTGCCAAAAATGGTTTGACACCCACCAACATTTCCCATTCACCCACACTGCTGTTCAGCAATCTGGTTGCGTCTGCATCCGAAATTGCTGTGTCCACAAATCCGTTGGAAACCAAGTAATTTGCCAGTTCAGTGTAGGTGATGTATGCCATGTCTTACCTTATGACCAAGTGCCAGCAACAACCACTGGTTGTCCTGCATTTTGGTTTGCAGTTGTCACCTGCGTGACTGCTTGGTTGCGTGGCAGTGCCAATGCAACAATGCCACTGATGGCAGTGTTGGCAGTGTTTCTGTCAATCGCAATTCGCACATATCTGTGGGTGCATTGGGAAACAACAAATGCAACCTTTTGCAAGGTGTGTGCATCTGTCCATGCAAACGATGCACCAGTGATGTCTGCCCATGTGGTGCCATCATTGGATCGTTGCAATTTGAAGGTGCCAGTACCTGTTGCAGTGACAACACCAAGATCAATGATGATGTTCAACTGCATATCAGACAGCAAATCAATTGCACTGCTGTTGACATCTGTAGTGCCAGCAGACAATGCCTTGGTTGTTGGTGCTGTCGCATCAGGAAAGACGGTGACGATTTGGAATTGGTTCAGTTGTGCCATTATGGTTTCACCTGTAGTCGTGCAAATGCTTCTTCCAAGACAGGTGCACCATCACTGTACTTGTGCATCACGTATCCCACTTCACCAGCAGATGCGTATGGGTCTTGATCCAATACCTGAATTGTCAAATTCATGAAATCATAAATTCTATAGTATTGGAAATCACCAAACACGCAGGCATAGGTGCCAGCAGTTAATGCTGTTGGTGCAGATTCACTTTCGTAAAGTGGTCTGCCTTTCAGCACCATTGGTGTGCCAATTGCCAAGGCATTGCCAACACCAGCACCATCAGTGAAGATGTACTGTCCGGCAGTGTCTTTGAGTTTCATGACAGCAGTCACAAATTGTCGGCTTCCAACCCACGAACCACGATTTCGTATGGTTGCCTTACAATTCATCATCACAGACAGAATATCATCAGATGCGATCGAAGCACCTGCTGTCTGCACATCACGTGATGTTGGGATACCATCAGCAGATGCAGTGAAGATGCCAAGCCATTGACCAGTGCCATTACCTGTCATGCCTGCTTCTTCCTCTTTCAATCGGGTGACGTAATCCAATTCACCTGCCAACCATGCCTCCACATTGATGATTGATTGTTCGATCAACAATCGTGAATTGCTGGTTTTGACTGTGACACGATTTGGTCTGAATTCACGTTGCCCAACATTGACGCTGGATGCAATTGCAGTTTCAGTTTCACCTTGCCAGTACGCAGTGGCACGGTTCACTTGTTTTGGAATTGCAACGTTTGCCCCAATTTGCTGAACGTTAGAAATCTGCCGAAGGAAAATCGGGTTGTCAACTGGTTGAATGATTTCGTTTGCCAGTGCTGTGGGCACCAAGAAACCACCTTGGACGTTTGGATTCACTTGCTGGTTGGCACGGATTTGTGCAACAGCACCCATGTCACCACGCAGGTATTGTCGGAATGCACGCACGTGTGCGTCTTCAGCAGGTGCAGGTGCCTTGCCACCCATGATGGATGGGTTGGTGCCTTCTTCACTGATGAAAGATCGTGCACTGTCAATGTTTGCAATTGCTTCCAATTGCTTCTTGGCATCAAGCATATCTGCCACTGCGGAATCAAACCTTGCTTCCACGTCTGCTGGCATCGCAATTCCTTTGCCAGCATATTCGCTTCGGATTTGATCCACAAATGCGATTGCCTCAGCCAACTGTTTGTTTAGTTGTTCTTTGGTTTTCATTTTAGGATGTCCTTTATTTGGTCAAATTTTGCCTGTTGTCTTTCCAGTGCAGTGGGCATTTCTGCCTGTGCAATCAGTGCGTCCAATTCTGTCCGCAGTGCGTGGATGGATTCCAAGGTTGTTTTGCCAAGTGTTTTGTTGTCTGCGTGTCTTAGTGTTGCCACTTCAGACGCACGTTCTGTGACCAATCGCAACGCACCAAGAGCATTTGCAAGTTGATCTGCAAGAGTGATGCCAGCATGAGAATCACCCAAATCATTTCGGACAGATGTTGCTTCACTGTCCGGCACAGCAGGAAAGTTCACCTGCGAAACTTCATACATTTTTGCAAGTCTGGTGAACAGGTAGCACGATCTGGTGCATTTCCTGATGGATTCCATATCAAACAAATTCATGTCCATGCCAAGGTTCTGAGCACCCAACAGCAGTGATTCACCATTCTCAAATTGGATGTAATCACCAACAGTGAAACCAATGGACAACCCAACCTTCTTGCCTGCCTGCAATCGTTCGATTGCAACTGTGCGTGCGTCTTGTGCGTCACCAGTCGTGTGGTAATCCACTTCCACTTCAATGCCATTTCCATTGTCCACTGCTGATTTGATGTACCCAATGGCAAGATCATCTGCGTCATGGTTGCCAAGAAATGCACCATTTGCAACAAAGTCTGGAAGGCATGACGTGGCACTGCCGGGTGCAAACACACTGTTGTAGGTGTCCATCCTGCCATACATCAATGCCATGCCCATCAATCCGGCAGTGGTGGCATCTGCACCTTCCATACGCAAATTGAATTGCCTGTGTTGTCGTGTGTTCATTTCCATGTTTTCACTCTTTTGCTGTTGGTCAACTATTTGTTTGTATACCTTACGAAACCAATCACGTCCGGGAGCACCTCCCCAAAGTAGTGCAGACACCATTGCTGGTGAATCAGATGGTTCATCCAAAAATCTTTCATTGCGTCCCCACCATCTGTTGCCTTTTCTGATTTTTGCTTCTGTCTGTGCTTCACCACGTGCCATTGAACGTGCTTCTTTGATGGTGGCAGGTTCCAACCCATCACCACCTTTGCCTTCTTCAAACAGCACCAACCCACGTTTACACGCACGTTGCACTGCTTCTGGTGGTGTCATGTTGATTTCTGCCATTTTAGATCAATGTCACAGGTTTAATTGTTTCAATCATTGTATCACCAATTTGAAGACGCAAATGGCATTTGCAGTTGCCCAAACATGGTGTATCGCACGCACCCGGTGTGGTGAACAGTGTGGATTTGGTGAATGGTGAAATGCCTGCCAGCACTGGACAATCCACGCAGTGCATTTCATTGCCACCAAGTGTCCAAAAGATTTGGTCTTCTTCAGTCAAATTGTCCACTGATGCCTGTCCTGCAATGCCACGTACTTTGCCCATGTACAGTTTCTGCCGATTCAAAATTTGTGATTCAATCAGGTTGCCTTCATCATCTGTGTACCTGCCACTTTCAATATCATCAATGAAACCTTGCAGGTATTCGGCATCCACGTCTGCAATGCCACGTGCCTTCAAAATGTCCTGTTTGCCAAATTTGGTTTTGCTGGTGGACACCAAGTCACGTCCAATCCAGTGACTGTTGGCATTTGCCTGAAGGATTGCACTGAAGAAATCATCTGCCCACTTCTGCACACTGATGCGATCTGCCACCAATTTGCCTGTGGTTTTCTTTGCCTTCTTCCAGTTCATGTCCAACATATCTTCAAACCATGCCTGATGTGAATTGCCACTGTTGGCAAATGCAGATGGCACTGCACGGATTTCACGCATGGTTGGTTTGAACACAGTGATGCGTGGGTGTTTGGTGTTCCTGATGTGGTGGCAGTGGTGGTGGCACATTCTAGTTCATCAGCAGTTGAATATCTTCTGCAATGGCAAATTGTTGCTGTGTATACCTTTGTTTGCGTGTGCTGGTTGCCACAGGTGATGCCAGTGCATTCATGTCAAACCACGTTCTTGGATCATCCAAATTGTCCTGAAATCCAAGTGATTTGCGGAATTCACCACGTGTGGATGCACCTGCCTTGAATGCCTTTTCTGCACGATCGTATTTGGCTGTTACGTCTTCGTCCAGTTCACGATAGCACGATGAATCAAATGCCAATCTTTGGTTGTCCTTCAATGGCAATGAATTTTCTTGGATGAACATCACATTCAATGTGCTGGCAATCAATGACAGCAGTGGCAAGATCGTATCTTCAATGAATGCTTCACGTGCCTCTGCCATGTTGTTGTAAGTCTTGGAATCACTAGGCAGACCAAGAATCATTGGATCAACACCAAGTGCACCAAGGATTTCTGTCATGGTGTGCACCTTGGATTCAATTGCCTTCATGTCTGTTGGTGACAGTGCCACTGATTTGATGTCAAAAGCACCCGGCAAATCCATCATCTGCCCACGTCTGTCACGTGTGAATGATTGCCACCTTTCACGCATTGATTTCCGTTGTTCCTGCGTGGGTTCAATGACGTTCGATTCTTTGGGTGACACTATGACCCCGGGAATGCCCATGTTGGACATCAAGGTTGCACAGTAATTGCTTGCTTCATTGTCTGAAACGATTTGACGCAGGCAGGCAAGCAGTGCTGACAGACCAAGTGCCGGGTTGTTGGGATCAACCATGCCATCACGGAAATGCACGATTTCGGATGGTGCGACATAAAACATTGCACCACCACCATAAGGTGTCACCTGATAACGTGTAATCAGTTCATTACCATTGTTGGGTGTGCCATCAATGTGCACATCAGATTTGGGTGTCACCTGCCAGACCATGAGAGGTGCCAGACCAATCAGAAATCCTGTTTGTGATCTGCGTTTCAGCAGGTATGCATTGCCATAGATTTTCAGTGAACAGGCAATGGTTTTCAGCAACACTGTTTCATCAATCTGAGGCAGTGGCATCTGCCATGCAAACAGGTTTTTGTCATGGGTGTATGTGACACTGCCATCTGGATTGTCAGTTTTGACGCACAGTTTTGCCTGTGAAATCTTCTGTGCAATCTTTGAAATGCCAATGGCAACAGTGCTGTTTGTTTCCAGTTGTCCTGCTTCTGCACGCCAGTTTCTGTCTGTGGCACCATAACGCAAATACCCACCAAGAATGCTGGTGTTGCCAACCCACGCATCACCAACCATTGGCACAGATTTCTTCTGTTTGCCTACTGCACGTATTTCAATCCCAAAGATTTTCATTTTTACCAATCCCAAACATTGCTGACACTTGCCAATTCGTTGAACGCACCTGATGTCGCATCCACTTGGTCATCGTGGGCACCTTTGTCAAACACACGATGTTCTTCCACCCACGCATTGTTCCAATGTCCACGCACCACTGCCACGTTTCCTGCATTCACCTGTGACGCAAAACCATCAGCACGAACAGTTTTACTTCCAGTTTCCCGCACTGCTTTTACATTGTATCCACTTAGAAGACGTGTGAATTGCAATGATTGGTCTTTGCCTGCTGAACCCGGGTCTTGTGGCACCACGATGCGTACACCAGTGCCATCTTGCTGTGCTGTCTGCAACATGATTTTATTTCGTTCATCAGTGCCCCATTGCCCACGCACAACATCCAACACATAGAATCTGCCACTGGCATCTTTGCCCATCAGTACACCAACAGTGAAGTCACCTTTGCCACTACTGCTGGCAATGTCCCACCTGCGTACACGTTCCACCATTGGTGGCAAATCGGACGCATCCACAAAATGCAGGTTGCCCACTTTGAACAGTGCACCTTCACGTGGTGTTGGGTTGCCTTGAAACAGTGCATTGAAATTGTAGTCACCCATCTGTGCACGAACCTGTTCCAGAAATGCCAGTGGTTTCACTGCTTCCCACAGTGCAGTGCCGGGTGTCCTGCCAAGTACATCACCTTCTTCTGCAATGGCAGGCAGGTTTATGAACGTCCAGTTGCCATCACTTTTCTTCTGAAGTCTGCCAATCAGATCATCATGGTGCCATCTGGTGCAAATCACCAATGCCTTGGTGCGTGGAAAGAATCTTTGAACAATCGAACCTTGCCACCAATCCCAAATATTGTCACGTTCGATTTGGGATTCTGCCTGCATCCTGTCTTTGATGGGATCATCACACACCAACAATGAAATTGGGTTGATGCCTGTGGGTGCACTGCCGACACCACGTGCAACCAACCTGCCACCATTGGTCAACTGCCAATCAGACATGGCAGTGGTGCTGTTGTCCAGAATGCCCAATTCCTGTGCAAAATCACGTGCAGGTTTGGACAGTTGTTTTTCAGCAAACGTTTGGTTGTATCCTGTGAACACAACTGCGTCCATTGGGTTGCGTTCTGCCCAATACACTGGCAACCTTCTGGTGATGGTGTCTGATTTGCCATGTCCCGGTGGCAGTGAAATCGCAACGTTCTGCAACCTGCCAGCAACTATATCATCCACCACTTTGCATAGGTATTTGATGTGTGGTGGCAAATCATAGTGTGCAGGTTTGTGATATTTCCACCATGCCGAAAATGTCAGCAACTGATACTGCTTCTGAAATTCAATCTGTTTCAGACGTAATGTTTTTGAGTCTTTCAATTTCTGCGTCCAGTTGTTGCACTGTCATGGTTTGAATGTCTTTGCCATTGGTGGTGATGTCCACACGGTCTTGCTTTCCAAAATCTTCTTTGCGTCTTCTTTCCAACCACCATGCAGATGCCTGCCATGATGTTTTGCCTGCCTGATTGATGATTGCAACGTTTCGTGCTTCTGCTTCTGCTTCTGCCTTTTTAACAGACTCAGAAAACTCAGATTTTGACTTCATCCACACGTAAAATGTTTCTTCAGAAATGCCACCAGCAATGGCAGATGTGCGTCTGGTGTTGCCTGCCTTTAGTAAATTGCAGATGGTTGATACAGTGCGTTTGTTGTACTTCAATCAATCAACCTCGGCTCCAATCCCATCTCAGAAAGACGTTCCAAAGTCACAGCAACATATTTGGGTTCAATTTCCATCCCGTAACAAATTCTGTTGTTAATTTCTGATGCACAAATCTGTGATCCACTGCCCACAAATGGTTCAATGACAATATCATTTTCCTTTGTATGGTTCTTGTATGGAATTTCAAACACACCTAAAGGTTTCACTGTTGGGTGCAATTTCTTTTCAACATTTTGATCTCTTGCAATTTCCCACACAGTGCTTTGATCGTATGTGCCAACCCATGTGTGTGCACCATCAACCCAACCATAAGCAATTGGTTCATGCTTGTAATGATAATCGCACCTACCAAAAACAAATTGCTCCTTCACCCACACAAGAATATGCTTTGCACCATTTAATATTTCAAGTGAATTTAACACTGGAATGGTTTCCGTGCCAGCATAAAAACAATACCAACTTGCACCTTTGGTTAAATGTGGCAACCAGCTTTTCCAACATGATTCTAAAAAATGTTGCAGTTTGATTCCAGTCAATTCATCATTTTGAATTGCATTTCCAGACTTGAAATTCTTTTTATCTCTTGGGTCTCTTGTGCCACCAATTGCTTCAACACCATACGGAGGATCGGTGACCATTAAAACTGCCTTCTTGCCATCCATCAGTCTTG